GCCGGGACGCTCCTTAAGCAAGATAACAAGGTGGTATCCGGCGCGCTCACATTCGTGGGGACACTAACGAAACAACCGCGTAAAGTGCTGGCAGGGGGAATAACCCCATCGGCAACCGTGAGCAAGCAGGCCGCGAAACCCCTAACGGGCAGCGTCACGCCATCCGGCACGCTGGTCAAACAAGCCAATAAGGTTCTTGCGGCAGCACTGACGAGCGCCGGAACACTTGCACGACGAACTAACAAGGCGATCAGCGGGGCGATAACCCCCAGCGCGACACTCATTAAGCAGGTCAATAAAAGCTTTGCGGGTGGGATAACACCGAGCGGGACAGTGGCGCGTGTGAAAGTGGCGCTGCTCAGTTTGACCGCAGCCCTAACACCGTCCGGCACACTGACCAAACAGGTCAATAAACCCTTCGCCGGTGCAATTACTTCAATCGCCGGTACGCTGACCAAGCAAGTAAGAAAATCGTTTGCAGGGGGCATAACACCTTCCGGCACATTAACCCGTGTCAAGGTGGCGCTACTCACGCTGACCGCAAGCCTGACGCCATCGGGAACGCTGGTTAAACAAACCAACAAGTCGCTTGTAGCTGTACTGACACCTAGCGCCACGCTCACCAAACGGATCGCGAAAAGTGCGTTCACGGCTGTTCTTTCGCTGGCAGGCACTTTGGAGGCTGTCGGCAGCGGTGCCGCTGCTCTGCTGCCATTAGCAGGAACGATCCTTGACGCGATTGTCTACGGGGCGCAGTTGGCGGATACGTTGAATTACACATCCTCGATTGGTGACGAGGCTAATTTCACCGGTTCAGTAACAATCAATCCCGATCATTAGGAGGATGTATGGCTGCAAATGTTGGTACACTCGCCCCGGCTGGCGAACTCACGCTCAAGGTTATTCGTAAGGCGGACAAGAACAAGCGTGCGCCGCTGTCGTGGAAACTGCGTAACAACCTCACCAATTCGTATTTGCGCGGTTGGTTCGCTACCAAGGTCGTTGCGCCAATTGCCAATAAGCTGGGCGAGGGCACGTTCACCAGCGAACTATCCATCAAGCATATTGCCAAGGACGGCACGATTACCGATTACGGGGTTGTCAGCCGCCGCGTGGTGACGACTGCCGGGGTCACATACATCGCGCAAGATTTCAATAACGCGGAAAGCAGCGCGGATGTCTCCTTGTTCAATTTTCATGGCATTGGCACAACCAATACCGCCGAGGCGATTGGCGATACTGCACTGGCCGCGGAAAGTACAACCGCGCTGAATCCGGACAGCACCCGCGCCACCGGCACGCGTTCACGGCCTTCTGCCAATGTCTACCAATCGATTGGCACACTGACAGCAGATGCTCCCATCGGCGCTGTTGAACATGGCTTTTTTACCACATCTGGCACCGGTACAGGCACAATGTTGGACCGCAGCGTGTTCACTGTGATTAACCTTGCCTCCGGTGACAGCCTACAGGCAACCTATGCGATCACGTTCACGGCAGGTGGTTAAGCTGTATAATTGTAGGTGAATTCTAAGAGAGGATTTGCCTATGAATATACGCATGTTAACACTCAAACGGTTAAGTATTTTAAGCGTAGAGATTATTGAATTCGGCCAACCCGGAGTGATCCACTATGTACTTGACGGCGTTGAAGGTGTAATAAGCGGTAATGCCGAGTACTTCTTTCTCGCACGTCCGCTGGCTGAATACGTTCCCGGTGACACAATCGAGGTGAGCGAAACGGAAGCGCGTTTCTTGTATGACGCGTTTCCAGATACGTTCAAGCCGTTTGGTAACTTACCGCCGGTTCAGCATGAAGAGTGGGATTATCAGTATATTCACCCGGATGACGATGATGAAGATTGGTAGCTTATGACGACAACCGCACCTAAAGTCTACGAACCGGGCGATGAGGTGGCGATCACTTTCAATGTCACTGATAATGCCGGTGTCGACTACGATCCGGCGACCGTGAAGTTCCATTACACAAATCCCGCTGGCACGCTGTCAACCAAGATTGTTGGCACCGACAGCGTCGCGACCAAGGTGAGTACCGGTCACTACAAACTGCTGATCTATATCCCGTATGCTGCTGCATCAGTAGGGGAGTGGAACTATGACGCGCAAGGGTTGGACGGCAGTAATAATTCGCTGCTGGTTGAACAGGGCACATTCCGTGTGAAGGCAATCAGGACGATCTAAATGACGCTGAAAGCCAAGCAGGAACTGTTTGTCAGCGAATACCTGAAATGCTTCAACGCGACCAAGGCGGCGAAGGTTGCCGGATACAAGGAAACGTCGGCGCGGCAGCAGGGATCTAAATTGTTGACAAATCCTGACATCGCCTCGCGCGTACAGGAGCGCCTGCGTGAAGCCGCGATGCAAGCCGATGAAGTGCTGTACCATCTGGCCGAGATTGCCCGCGGCGACATGAACGATCTGGTGGACAAAAGCGGCAAGCCGGATATAAATGCGGCGCGTGAAAACGGCAAGACGCGGCTGATCAAGAAGATCCGCACAGTTGATCAGAAGTCCGAAGTGTCGAGCTACAAAGAAACCGAGATTGAAGGCCATGACCGGCTCAAAGCGCTGGAACTGCTGGGTAAGCATCACAAACTGTTTACGGAAAAGCAGGAAATCACCGGCGAGGATGGCAAGCCGATCCCTGTCTTTATCACCGGGATGGACATGGATGAGCTGTGAGTGTCGCGATTTATCAGGATGCGAAGGGCATCAAGTTTTACGGCCCGGCGCGGAACTTCTGGGCGTACAAAGGCAGCGAGGCCATGCTGGATGGGCCTTACGAAACCGGCAAAACGTTCGCCGCCTTGTCCAAGCTTCACGGGCTGCTGTGTAAGTATCCCAATTCCAGAGCGCTGATGGTGCGCTTTACGTATAAAAGTTTAGTGCAATCGGCAGCAGTCACCTACGAAACCAAGGTGCTGCCGTTCAAGCCGGATGACCGCAAGAGCCAGATCGTCAAATACGGTGGCGAGCATCCTGATTTCTATCTGTACCCCAACGGTTCACGGCTGATTTGTGGCGGGATGGATAAGCCGGACAAGGTGCTGTCGGCAGAGTACGATTTCATCTACGTCAATCAGGCGGAAGAACTGAGCCTCGACGCGTGGGAAAAGCTGACCGGGCGGGCGACGGGACGAGCAGGGAACGCGCCTTATTCACAGGTGATGGGCGATTGCAACCCGGGGCCGCCGACGCACTGGATTAAAAACCGCAAAAATATTTTGCTGTTTGAGCAGCGGCACGAACACAATCCGCGCCTTTATGATCAGGAGACCGGCCTGATAACCGAGCACGGCAGGCGCACGATGGAGATCCTTGATGCGCTGACCGGCCTCCGTTACAAACGAGGTCGGCTGGGGCTGTGGGTGTCTGCCGAAGGGCAGGTGTACGACAGTTTTGATCCGCAGTTCCATGTGATCGATGCCTTTCCGATCCCGGCTGAGTGGACGCGCTACCGGGTGATCGACTTCGGCTATCAGAATCCGTTCGTGTGCCAGTGGTGGGCGCAAGATCATGACGGTCGGCTGTACCTGTACCGTGAAATCTACATGACGCACCGGACAGTGAGCGTACACGCCGCGCTGATTAACCGGCTCAGCGAAGGCGAACGTTACGCAGCGACCATAGCTGACCATGACGCAGAAGACCGTGCCACGCTGGCGGCAGAAGGCATCAAGACGATCCCGGCTAAGAAAGACATCAGTTCCGGCATCCAACGGGTGCAGGACCGGCTGAAGATCCAACCGAATGGACGCGCCGGGATGTACATCTTCCGCGACTGTCTGGTCGAGGCGGATCGTACGCTGTACCGGGAGTATCCCGGTGACACGCAGCCGGTGAATACCGAACAGGAATTCGGCAGCTACGTTTGGCCGGATGGACGTGACGGCAAGCCGAATAAAGAAACACCCATTGACGCCTACAATCACGGCATGGACTGTGTGCGGTATCTCGCGACCCATACGGCGCAGCCGCCGCGTGTGGGACGTGCTCGTTCAGAGAATCCCATTTTTGGATAACCTATGCCCGGAATAACGATCACCCAGTACACACCGAATGACACGACCGTCAATGCGATGGCCGACAAAGAGCGGGTCGAGCGCCAGAAGTACATTGCGCTGCGCTGGCGTTACTATGACGGCGACCATGACAAGCCGCTGAAATACCGCCCCGGCGACAAGGACCCAAATATCCTGCTGAATCTGTGCGGACGCGCGGTCGATAAGTCGGTGGAATTCGTCGGACTGCCCAAGTGCTTCGAATTGGAAGGGCAGGATGTCAAGCAGGACATGGCCGATACCGAGGACGACAACCCGATGGAGCAGGCGCTGGAACTGCTCTACAAAGAGACGCAGTGCGAAATCCCTGAAGTGATCTTAAGCGGACTGATCGCCGGTCACAGTTTTGTGAAGCTGTATTTCGACGCGGACGATCTGGCGGCCATGACGCTGCTCGATCCGCAGTATGTCACGATATTTTGGGACGCGATGAACGTCAAGCAGCTTTTGTTCTACCGGCTGCAATGGAAGCAGGGCGACACAGCCTATATGCAAGACATTGTGCCGAGCTGGCTGATTGAACCATCGCACGATCAGACACTGACGGTCAAGCCGGTGGCAAATTTCTGGATGATCTACGACTATAAACAGTCGCAGGGCCGAAGCACATGGGAAAAACTGCGCGAGCAGAAACACGAATTTGCGTTCGCGCCGCTGGTCGAATGGGCGTACAAGCGGCGTCCGCATACCTATTACGGCACGTCGTTTTTGCATAACGCGATCAATTTGAATAACGGCGTCAACTTCGTGGCCTCCAACACCGGACGCATTATCGAGCATCACGGGCATCCGAAGACCTTCGTGTTCGGCGCGGAGATCGAGGCGGAGAACGCAGTCGGCGGCATCTGGGACAATCTGCCGACGGATGCGCGGGTAGAAACACTCGAACTGCAAAGCGACCTTGCCAGCAGCATGCGCTTTTTCGAGACGTTGAAAAGCGAGTTCTTTGCCACGCAGCGGGTGATCGATCTGTCAACGGTGCAGGATAAGCTCGGTCAGATCACGAACTTCGGCGTGCGGATGTTGTTCAGTGACATGCTGGAAATGACGAACGGCCTGCGTACAGCGGTCGGCGGCGGCTTCAGCGAAGTCTACCGGCGGCTGATGCTGATGGACGGTCACAACATTATCGGCAAAATCGAAGCCGAGTGGAGTGATCAACTGCCGAAGAACCGGCTGGAAGTGCTGCAAGCGGCGACGCTGGAAAAGAACCTCGGCACGACAAGTCAGGAAACCCTGACCGAGAGCATTGACCGCGATCCGTCCAAGGAAGCACTTCTTAAGGCACAAGAAGGCACGACGTCCAGTACGGCGCTGGTCGATACGCTGGAAAAGATGGGTAATCGCGGACTGCTGAACTAATGGCAACCAATCAACCGGGCGACACCAACCGCGCACTGCGGAATATCATCGACCGGAGCGATTGGCGGCAGACACTGGTCGATGATTACACAGCTACGGCGCAGCGTTTGCTCGATGCGTATCAGCGCACGCTGCCGATGCTGCAACAATCTGCCGATGCCTTAACCGGGCGCATGGCCGAGTGGAATGCGCTTAATCCGAACTCGCCACTGAGCAGCGGGCAGGTCAAAGGCCTTAAAGAGTTTCAAGATCTGGTCCGGCGGGTGGAAGTCGAAACCCGCGACTTCGCGTCACTGCTGCGGAACGAAGCGGCAGGCATTCAGGACAGGGCGGTGCAGATCGGCGCGGATGGGGCGCTGGAGATGGCGCAAAAAACATCCGGCGGCTTTGCTGCCGAGATCGCCACGGCGTGGAACCGGGTTGCGCCTGAAGCACTGGGCGCACTGATTGGCTACGTGGACGGCGATCCATTTCGTGAGCGAACGGCGATGTTCGGCGAAAATGCCGCCGAGAATATCAGCGACGTCATATTGACCGGCGTGGCACAGGGCAAGAATCCACAGGCCACAGCCCGCATCATCAGCACATGGTTCAATGTGCCCTACGCGTGGGCCGATAACACGCTGCGGACGGTGCAGCTCTACAGCATGCGCATGTCGAACCATGCCAGCTACGCCGCCAACAGTGACGTGCTGGACGGATGGGTGTGGTCGGCAACGCTCGACGCGCGGGTGTGCCTGAGCTGCGTTTCACAGCACGGCAGTGTCCATAAACTGACCGAAACGCTCAATGATCATCATCGTGGCCGCTGTGCGCCGGTGCCGCTGGTGAAGGGTACGCGCTGGCTGGACACGATGCAGACCGGCCCGGATTGGTTCGAAGGGCTGGACGACCGCATCCAGCAGCAGCAGATGGGGATGGCGCTGTGGAGCGCATGGAAAGATGGCGCAATTCAATGGGGCGACATGAGCCAGAAGTATCAGGACCCTGTCTACGGCGAAATGCTGCGTGAAGCCAGTGTGAAGGGTGTGTTGGGCGCTGATGCCCAGCGGTATTACTCGTAGGAGACACACAAAATGCTTCCTGTTTTTTCCTATGAACTGCTTCTTCAGCAACTCAAAGAGTCTATTGCGTGTGACGAAATCCGCTGCATAAAAGATGATTGGAATAACGTTGTGTATACGGTTTGTCGCCACGGAAAACCTGATGTAGATGTTTCTTTTAGTCCCATCGAAATAATTCCTCTTGCGACCCGGCCTGTTTCCGTACTAGCCGAAGCAATTATCAAAAAAATAAGAGAAGCAGATCTCAATGAACAAGCTAAATCTTAACTTGGCAGCCAATCCGCTGATCTGCACGTGGCTGGAGCTGCGGGCGGCCTTTGCGGCGCTGCACCTGAACATCGAGGCGGATGTCACCCGGCTGCACGATGTGTACGTCAACAGTGTGCCGGATGCCAGCTACCGCGTCGCACTGCCGGGGGAAATGTTCGACGAACGGCGTCCACGCCCCGGCGACAACCTCAAACATGTGATTAATCCACTGGCCCTTGCGAAGTGGATTGAAGAAGTCAGCGCGAAGCACGGCTTCCCGTACACCGCGCGGCAGGCATTGAATATCGCGCAGGGAATCGAAGACTATGGATTTTAAGGAGTGGCATGATGCCCGAAGAGATTAAGCCGCAGGACGGCGCAGCGAGCGAGAAACCACAGCCCGAAAAAACAGCGGTTGACCCCACAAAGTCGACCGCTGTTGATTCTGGCGACGGCAAGGACACCAAAACCTTTGATGCGTCTTACGTCAAAGAGCTTCGTGATGAAGCGGCAGGCTGGCGCAAACAGTTCCGCGAACTGGAAAAACGCCTGACTGAATTTGACGCGGAGAAGAACAAGAAGGTGGAAGCCGATCTGGCCGACAACCAGAAGTGGAAAGAATTGGCGGATAAGCGGGATAAAGAATTGGCTGACCTCAAGGCTTCGCTCGATGCGGAGCGGTTGACCAATCTCCGGAATAAGGTCGGCATTGAATTCAAACTCTCCCCGTCGCAAATCAAACGTTTGCAGTGCGGCACAGAAGATGAATTACGCGCCGATGCTGAGGAACTGGTGAAGGATCTGGGGCTGGATAAACCACAGCCAGCAGCGGATCCCAAGGCAGCGACTCCGGCAGCTCCGGCCACGACTCCGCAGTCTCGACGACAAACAACAGCGGTCGCTCCTGACGGGCAGCCGCAAGGTGAGACGGACGAACAACGCCGTTCCCGGCTGTATAAGCGGGGCGCGGTGAACAGTCCACTGTTCAAATCAGCCCAATAATTCAGGAGTACAAACATCATGCCATACACTGGCGTGCCCTCTAAAGTATCCGATATGGGTACTCTGTATCCACTCGTCTACGAAGACACACTCTTCGTGGCCCGCGACAATACCTTGATGGCCGGATTAGTATCGCAGACCGAAGGCAGCACCTTCGCCGCGCGCTACATCCCCATCTACAACGAAATCACGGCGACAACCGTGGCTGAAGGCGGCACCCCGTCTACCCAACAGTTGACCAAGGGTACAGCCGACTCAATCACTCCGGCGATCGTCTCGGCCAAGGTCCCGCTGACCGACGAACGCATTATGACCGATCCGGATGACGCGATCGGTGCCGTGTCGATTGAAGGCGGTTTGGCCGTCGCCAAGAAGGTCGATCAAGACCTATTGGCCGAGTTTGCCAACCTGACACAGGACTTCGGCGCTGCCGGTTCAGCCCTGAACATCAAGCGCTGCGCGGCTGCGGTGGCTTACATCCGCGCCCAGAACAGCATGAGCATCCCGGCGGCGGTTTTACACCCGTACACCTGGTACAGCGTCTACAACGAACTGACCCAGAACGGTGTGACAACCCGCGCGGCGAATGCTGCCGACTCGGTCAATCAGGCCATGCGTGACTTCTGGGTGAACGATTACCAAGGCGCAAACTGGTACACCTCCAGCAACCTCGGCACCGGCACGGCGGTCGTCAACGGCATCTTTGCCCGCGAAGCCATCATGCTGGATACCCGTACCCCGCTGTCGATGGAAGTGGCACGCGATCCGGACAGCCGGTCGACCTACTTCTACTTCGTCATGCGCTACGGCACTGCCACCCCACGCGCAACCTTCGGCTGCAAGCTGACGGCGACCGCGTCGGTTCCTTCGAGCTTCTAGCTCAAGGGGTTTCGAATTCTTAAGGGGCGGGTTGATCCTGCCCCCTTCATCCGCATGAAGCGGAGAAGGAGGTGTTTGTCGTGTCAAAGAAACTTAAAGTTCTTTGGCACTCCTGAGCCAACGCTAACTTTGTGGATAGCGGCTATGGAGTGCAAACCAACCTTGCGGCGCAGTGGTTAGCCAAGCAAGGGCATGAAGTGATTATCAGTGCGTTCTACGGGCTGCGCGGTGCCATGTTCAAGATGAACGGCATTACTGTGCTGCCGGGCAGTAACGAGCAGTGGGGCAATGATGTGCTAGTAGGGCATTACGATTTCTACCGGCCTGACGTCATGTTCCTGCTGATGGATGCGTGGGTGATCCGTCCGGAAGTGCTCAAGCTGATTCCTGCGGCAGTGTGGGCACCTGTGGATCATGATCCGATACCGGCGGGTGTGACGGCCAGCCTGACGCATGTCAAGTGGCCGGTCGCGATGTCACGGCACGGCGAACAGCAGATGCGTAAGATGATGCTCGATCCGTATTATGTGCCGCACATGGTTGACGCGGAAATCTACCGTCCGGTTGACCGCACAGCGGCGCGGGCTGCATTCGGTATTTACAATGACCGTTTTACTGCGGTCACGGTGGCAGCCAACAAGGGCTTCCCGCCGCGCAAGAATGTAGACCGTATTATGAAGGGATGGGCGCTGTTCAAACAGCAGCAGCATGTCGACGGACTGCTGTATATCCATACCAACGCCTACGCCTCGAACGGGGGACTGGACTTAATGGACGTCGCCGATTTTTACGGCCTAAGGGCACACATCGGCACGTTGAAAGCGGGCGACTCGCTGGACAATTACGACGTCGCGTTTCCGGACATGTACCGGATGATGCGCGGCGATTATGGCGACGACGCCTTGAACAACGCTTATAACATGGCCGATATGTTCATCCTGCCATCGGCGGGGGAGGGCTTCGGCATCCCGGCGATTGAGGCACAGGCGGCAGGCTGTCCGGTGGCGCTGTCAGACTTCACGGCACAGGCTGAACTGGCCGAGGCCGGTTACAAGATCCCGATTGACCCGGTGGACGACCGCACCTACACGCTGCAATTCAGCGAACAGGCGCTGCCCAAGGTGAGCGAAATCATCAAAGCCTACCAGTGGGGCTATGAGAACCGTCAGAATCCGGTACTGCGCGAACAGGCCCGTACATTCGCGATGGGCTATGATGTGCAGCACGTCATGCCGCGCTATATGCTGCCGGCAATGGGCTGGATGGCGCAGGCTAACGCCGATTGGATGCAGTTCGAGGAGTACCGGCGGGAGCGCGTCTCGTGAAATCCTACGGTATCCGAGACGGTTACACCCCGCGACTGACGCCGGATTATTTTCACGACGTGCGCAGCGATGGCAAGGTGTGGCAGCCGGATGTCCTGCCGATCGCGGCGTATCTGGCACGGCGCTTCAAAGCCGAGCGGTTGATCGATGTGGGCTGCGGACGCGGGCAAAACCTTGTGCCGTACTTCGGCCAGTTTGCGATTACCGGCATCGACTACGGCGACAATATCACCTTCTGTAAAAATTATGGCGTAGGGCAGTGGTTAATGTGCAACCTCGAAAGCGAGACACCGGCCATTCATCCCTGCGAACTGCGCAACGCGGTGGTGATCTGCTCGGATGTCATCGAGCATCTGGTGAACCCTGAGAAGCTGATGGAAACATTGGCCTATTACGCCGAACATGCGCTGCTGGTCATTTTGACAACGCCGGATCGACAGCGGGTGTACGGGCACGATCAGGCAGGACCGCCCGGCAATCCGCATCATTTGCGAGAATGGTCACTGCCGGAAA